GTACGAGGAAATAAAAACTTTATTATTTTAAGTTTGTCCATAGCGCAATACTTAATATTGTTAAGAACAATCCTATTATACTTATTCCAAATACAATTAAGGAAGCCTCTTGTTTTTTTGGCGATCTACCTTGATTAGATCTCCATTGTCTAAATTTTTTCATAGTTTCAGTTTTAATATAAGCCCTACTAATTCATAGAATGTTCAGGCTTATTGATTTAAAATGTTAATGCATCTTTTTCATTAACAAAATTTTCTACTTTATCAGCATGGTTATTTTGACCAGCAATTTTACCATCAGCATAAGTAATTCTCCATGCGTTAGCGTTTGCAGTTCTTAATTCTCCATTTCTATCAGTGTATGATCTTAGATTTACACCAACTTTTACTTGGTCATTTACTTTGTAGTTAGCAAACAAACTTGCTTTCTGACCAATAGCCTCAACAGGATAATCTACAGGATACTGTGAATCACCTCCTAGTTCAAGCGTTAATACTCTTTTTTCCAAATCTCCATTTTGAGTTTGGATGGTTTGTGTATCAGAGATTTCTTTGATACGACCTTGTAATTCAATTGAATTGCTCATAATTATTATTTAAAAGTGTTATATATATTCAGAAGTTTTACAACCTCTCGCCTCGAGATATTCGAGGACTTGTTTTACTATTGAGTTTACATAATTAACATCTGAAACTAATTTATCATCAATCAGTCTCATTTCTTCTGCCTCTTCAGGCGTATTATCTACAGAAACAATTTGCACATACTTGTCATTTGCTTCTTTTAAAATTTTATCTACTTCAGGTATTCTCATTTCGTATTTCATTTCATCCATAACTAAGGTGTTTTTATAATTTGATTTTTAATTAACATTTCTAATAACTCCATAAAATCTTCCTTATAAAGAACACAATACTCTCTACCTCTTGGAACCTTGTGGAATATCACAGGATAGTCGGTTTGTCTTACCTGCATTTCTTCTAAAACTTTTCTGTAGTTAGGATTTCTAGAATAACATTTTGCCTGGACAGCAAAATCTCCTGTGTACATTAAGTCTATACCTTTATCATCCATCATCTTAGATCCATATCTAGATGTAACACAATTAGTAAAACCTAAATTGATAAAGTTTTTTCTAAGTTCTCTTTCGTAATTGTGTCCTTTGTTTCTGTTTTTATTTCCCATATCCTTTTTTAAAATCTAATCTTACATAAACCACATTATGGTTTACAAAACTTTTTATAGTGTCGTAATCTGTTGAGGTATGAAAACCTCCTAGTAATAAATAATAATCAACACCATCATTGTTCGGTCTTATAAAATAATCTTCTTTGTTAGGTATAATTTCATTAAGTTTTGCAACTCTTAATAAATTTTCTCCTTCCTCAAAAGGTTCTTGCTTACCGATTTTAGATCCCCATCTATTTCTATTCCAGACAACCTTATGTAAAATCATTTTACTGTCCTTGGAATTTTGGGAATTGGCTTGGTGATTCTGTCTCATATATTTCGTTATAACATGTTGTTCTTAAATTGTATTTAAATTCTTGCATTCCTGTCTTACCTGTAAACCTCCATCTGACTTTCCATACATGCACTTCTACTATTTCTTTTTCAAAATCTCTATATACTGTAATACCGTTATCTACTTTATTGAAGAAGTGGGAGGAGCCACTTACGCTGTAACCTGAAGCGACTTCTACCTTCCCATTCTCCTTCTTTAGTTTTTGAGGGTGTGCAACTAATACAACACCACAATCAAATGCTTCTTTAAATATTTTAATTTTTGATAATTGTAATCCTGTGTACTGATGCTCATTCATTCCTCTCTCTATCTTATGCTCTACAAAAGCCCAATTATCAATTATAAGGCACGATATACCTTCTTTCTTTACAAGTTCCTTACCCTTGTTTAAAATCCCTTCTACGGTCAAATCATTGTCTTTTAAATTAATAAAAAAGAAATGCTTGTTTACAAAGTCTATTGCTGGTTTTAATTCATGTTCTTGTACACCATCAGATGAACCTTTACCAAAAGGTTTTCCTAAATACTTTTCTATAAGTTCTGCTATATGTACTTTAATTGGTTGCTTCTCAGCAGAAAATATACCAAACTTCCAACCTCTTTTTGCAAGTCTTACTATTGCCTCATCTACAAATGATGATTTACCATGTCCAGGAACTCCTGTCACTAATGTAAACTCACTCGGTCTCCATGTCAGTAGTTTATCGAAGTTGTCAAAACCAATCTCCTCTCCTCTTGGCATACCATAATTGTACATATGATATACTTCATCACTGACATCCTTGGCTTTACTTATCCCCTCTAGAGGGAAAGGCTTTGCAACTTCAATGCATTTTACTAACTCTTCTGCACTAAATTTTAACAATACATCGTTAGCATCTTTACAACCTTCAGGATAAGACACTAGCCAAACTTTTTCTTTTCCAATTCTTCTAGACAATTCATCTCGAAGTTTAATTCCTGGAGCATCATTATCTACTGCTATATAAACCTTATCCTTTTCTTCAAAATAATCTATAGAATTATCTAGGTATGATAGGTTTTGATTCCCTGTCGATGCGCCATTAGGAACACTACAAGCAAACATTAATCTTTCTGTTAATGTTCCAGCCTCATAAAATGATAAGGCATCAATCTCTCCTTCAGTTATTATACACCATGAAGAATCTTTAATAATATCTAAACCATACATTGTAAGTTCAGAACCTTTATTTAATTTAAAATTCTTTTGAGCGTCTCTAAATTTTATATTAATTTTTCTCCCTCTCTTTAAGTAATTAAACTGAATTACATTAACCTCTTTTTGTATTTGGGGCATATACTCTATACCCTCTGTAACACCATAACATTGTAAGGTTCTTTGACTTATTCCCCTACCCTCAAACCATTTAACTACTTTACTTGTGACAGGTTTAGAGATTGCAGTAGGTAATTCATATTCAGTTTCGTATTCTTGTACAGAACCACTTGTCCCACAATGATGACAATAGTATGTACCTTCTTCAGGCCAAACCCTTAAACATTTTTCACTCTTATTTCTTTTTCTTGTATGACTACACCAAGGGCAAGTAGTTTTAGTCGGTCCGTCATTTTTGATGGTATTAAATCTAATACCAAGGTCATGTAGTTTGTCAATAGTTTTCATATTATGGCTATGTGCTTTCGTTCTTTTATATGTGTTTTATTATTTAGAGACCATTCATTGTATTGTAATAAATATTTTGTCATAAATTTATTTCCGAAAATAGTTTCAGGTGTTACAGAAGATTGATATTGTTCACTCCAAGTAATCTTACAGAACTTAAACACCTCAACCATTATCTCACCAGTAATTTTCTTTCCGTTGAATGTTTTGTTTAGGATAATTTTAAACCTATCATTATAAGTGGATGGATTATATTTTTTATCAAATGTGAGATTGATGTATTCAATTACATCCTCACAAACTTTTTTATAATTCTCTTTTAAAACTTCTCCTCCTGTTTCAGTCACTACTAAATCAAACCATAGTGTAGTTGTTCTATATTTAGGATTAGATTTGTTTCCTATATTTTCTATAAGACCTTTTTCTATAAGTATAGATACACATCGTGTTATATTTCTAGTAGAAATACTTAATTCATGTGCAATAAATTTCAGGGTTTGATTACAAAAACCTTGCCCTGATGTATACTTATGTATCAAGTCAGCAATAAGATAAGAGTAAGGCGTAAGGTCATGCTTCCTCATAACAGAATATATTATAGTTGAGGATCTGATCATTTTAATAATATTTTATGAAACCATAAGTTTGGATTCTTTTTATTTTTATGTGACTCTAACCTACAAGAAAGTTCTACAATGTCATTTATTCTTATCTCATTTAACACATCAAGTTTTTCATTCCATACATGAACTGCGACATAAGAATCCATTAAAGTCTCTATTACAATGATTTTAAAAGCATGACTAGCCTTATCGCTTGTGACTTTATTTTCTTTAGATATGTACCTCACCTTACCATTGATGTCTATATTCATTATATTTTATTTTGTATTATGTCTTTAAGGTTAACAGTCTTTTTAAATTCATGTCTTATGTAGTTCAAGATTAAGTTTACTTTAACCTGAAATCTTTTTGCAGTTACTGAATCATTTTTTTTATCAAAACTATCTTGTAGTATTCTCAAAAATTTATCCTCCATAAAATCTCTTTCATCTGTACTAATAGATAAAAAATCTTTTACAGATTGATTGTTAAATCCATACATGGAGGCAACTCCAATGAATATACATTGACCAAAATATGAATTACCTTCTATCACTTGATCTACCTCTAAATTCCATCTGTTTTTTACAGCCATGTTTTTTAATATCCCTTCTCTTATGTTTTTTAATTCCATTTTAAAAATTTACTTTCTGTTTTAACACAGGATTATACTTTACATTAAATGTTTTTTGCCAAATAATCTTTCCTTGTTCTCCAAAATCAACTTCCTGCGCCCCTCTCTTTACCATGATAGATTTAATTTGTTGTGCAATTTGTTGTTTCAAAAGCCTCGATTCTTTTTCTCTATCTCTTTCTGCACAATACATTGCAGACAACTGATGTAGTTCTTCCGAAGCATCAATATTTGTTCTATTCAATTTAGATTTGTGTTTATCTGATAAGAAACTATCTAAATCGGGCTTATATCCATCCTCTACATTAGGCTCTAGATGTGCTATTTTATTATATAACTCATTTTGTCCTGTGTTTGAAGGATATGCCTCTATAATAGTTCTAGCCTCCTGAACGGACTCATAAAACTTATAAGTTTCTTCTATAATTGTATCTTGTAAATCTCTATTTCTATCAATAGTAAAAACATCCATGTGTCTACCATCTTTTAGTAGTGCCATGTCGCAATATTCTACATCCATTACCAACATATACAATTGTACTTGAGCAATGTAGTATGGAGGAATACCTCCTTGCCATTTATCAGAATTAAAAGATGAGATTGTTTTGATTTCTAATATTCCTTTACCTTGTCTCTCATCATGTCTAAGAATTTCTCTATCTAAGTTTGCAAATAACCATGGATACTTATTATTGATAAATATAAAATTCCTACGTCTGCAAGTTCTTAATTTTATACCTTGCTTGTAATTGTTTATCATGTCAATTGGCTCACCTGTCCAATATTGCCACAAATCTGCTACATAGTCTTCTAGTAATCTTCCATGAAACATAACCTCATTGTCTATTGTATGAATATTTGAAGTTCCTAAACTTTGATTCCATCTATTTATTTTTGATGTCCAAGGGTTTAATCCTAATATAGTAGAGGCATCACTTCCACCTACCATACCATCTTTTACTAATCCCATTCTTAACTCTACCCATTCATCGTAGGTTAAATTTCTTGTTGATATTTTTTTTAACTTCATATTGATACATTTAAAAAAAAGGGAGGGAATGTCAGAAGGTTTGTTACCAAAGACATTTGTTGTTGGTTTGCCCTCCCCTTAATTAGTTGGTTATTTACTTGCTTGTTTTACTGCTTTTGCAGATTTTCTTTTATTGATTTCTTTTTTTAAAAATGTCATTTGCGCAGTAGTAAACTGCTTTGAGTAAGATGATAGTTTAGATTCTACCAATGTATGGTCTATATCTAAATGATCTACCATTGCAGAAAATTTTTGATTTACCATATCATTTAAATCATTTGCATCATCCTCATCCATAATAGAATCTTCGCCACTATCGTGTATACCCATTATAAATAACGCTCTATTTAATGCACCTGATTGACATTTTTGAAATGAGAAAGGCTCATTTACTTTTTTGTGAGCAACACCATCAGAAATCTCTCTATCATTCTCATCTAGAACAATACCTCTCATTACAACGAATGTGTCATCAATGTGTGTAATCTCTGTTTTTGTAGTGTGCTTTGGGAAGTATTGATTGAAGTAAGATAATCTTTCTACCCATGGTACGATTTCTTTTTTACCAGCAATCGTAATTTTTTTAAGTTTTCTTTTTAGTTTCATTAAGAATATTGTTTAAATAAAAATTGATTATATAATATTTTCGAGTGTGAAACATTATAGTTTCCCAATCAAAAACCCATCCTCTAATACGATGCTTTACACATAGTTCTTCGTGATGTTCGAGCAAAAAAAGTTTGAAAGGTTTAAGAGGATATCTTTTCCTATCATGTATAATCTCTTTATTGTCGAAATCAATTCTGACCATGTATTATCGTTCATAGAGTCGTGGTTTAATGATTGTAATTTACGATAAATAAAATGTAAAATTATACGTTTGTAAATTAGTTATTAACTATACTTTTAACAATTCGTTAATTTTGTTTGCCTGTCTTTGTTTTGTCTTTGCATCTGTATGGTCTGTGTATCTATAGAAAGCAACAGATCCGTTTGAATGTCCTGATATCTCTCTTACTTGTTTCTCAGTATATCCTAAAGATAAGTACCAAGTAATCCCACTACTCCTTAATTTGTGTGGAGTTATCACTTCATAAATTGGAAGCATTGCAACTACAGGATTTCCTTCAACATCAAAAGTTGTAATTCTTTTCTCTATATTAAATTCATCATAAGATTTTAATAATCTTTTTAAATCATTTCTAAACCCTACCATAGTATATCCTTTTTTATCAAATAGTAAATACTCTCTTACATCTTTAGGTAAATAAAAAGTAGATTGAGTTGTGGATTTTTTACTGATATATGTGATGTAGTCATCTCCTTTAGGTATTTTAAATCCTATCATATCACTAATTCTCATACAAGAGTGTAGCATGAATCTTGTATAGTACCATGCCTTTGTTAGTTTTATATTCACAGGAGGGTTCTTATGTAACATTTCTACATCACTAGGCTCAAGAGCAATAACAGGACTTTTTAATTCCTTTGGTTTTGGTGGACTTGTAAAATAGTATCCATAAAACTTCATTGCTTTGTTTAAAATAGATTTTAATATTTTAATTTGATTTCTTCTAGATGATGGTTTGTTTCCTAGTTGCATTGAATAAAGATTGAATGCATTAAAATATCCATTAAGTTCTGACCTTCTTTTAATTTTTTCTTTTCTATCCTGTGTGCTTCCTTCATCTATATCATCAATGTAAATTGTTTCAGGAAATGTCTGTAATATATGGTATACACAAACGTAAGTTTTGAGTGTGGTCATAGTAAACATATTACCATCGTTCAATATTATACCATTGTACATCTTATCATAGATGTCTTCAAACAAATTCACAAATGTTTCTTTGCCTGAATGTTTTTTCTTTGTCTCATTTTGGGGTGACCATAACCTACAGATATCTTCAGGGTTTCTTGTTATATACTTATTAAAGAGTAAGTCCCATCTAGATAACTCTACATTTAGTTTATGTACTATAGAAGAGTTGCCATCTACTTTTTTTGTTTGGGTGTTTAGCATTGCATTCTCAGGAATTTTTAATCCTAAAGAAAAGAACTTGTCCCTATTAATTCTAGCATAAAGCCTTCCCTTTCTATTGTATAGAGTATATTTATTCATAGCAGTTGTTTAAAGTTTGAAAAATTAGGCTGAATAAATAGGATAAATAATGAGTGGTAACACTTGGTGTTAAAATTTTCCCTAGTGTTACCGAGTACCCTCTCCATTGGCTGGATTGGATGATTTTCGCAGTCCCTAGGGGAAGTAGTATAACATCAATTAATTTCATTACACTATTGTATATCCTTTTTATTCTGCTCTATAATATTAACTATCTTATTATTTAATTCTACATAGAACTCTATAATTCTCATAGACTCTGTTAAGAATAATTTATTGTGACCTGTTTTTTTCTGATTTAACTTGGATTTTGCTCGTTTTGAGCCATATACATACTCTGAAACTTCAGTTGTAGGTATTTCTTTTATCTGCAATAATTCGGATGCAGTTTGTACGAAATTGTTTTTCGTTTCTTCTACTTTAAATTCCATTATTAGTTTTTTATATTAGTTTTAATGAACAAATGTATAATTTTTTATCGATATCTTCTGTTCAATTCGCTTTTTATTTGTTCTATCAAATTTGGAAATCTCGATCTAACTTTTTTGTTTTTCATTATTGTTTCAAGAGTTGACGCTTTTTGTATTTTCATAAGTTCATTTTGATATTTTTCCACAGCGTGCTGATTAATATTTATTTCTTGTTTTAAACTATTTTGTAGTTGTTTTATAGTTGCTTCAGCCCTATATAATTTAGTTGTTAAAGTATCCCTAGAGTCTTCTATAGTTGTGATACCTTTGATTACGTTGTAGGCTTCATTTGTATAGTCTCTCAATTGCTTATTTGTTATAAGCCAATACTTAAAGTTTTTACATGAGTGAAGAACTGATGCATGGTTCATTCCTATTGTATCACCAATTGCTTGGTAAGGCATTCCATATACATCTCTTAATATGGTAAAATAAATACCTCTTGCTTCTACTAGTTTTCTTTTTCTTAATTTTTTTGAAATATCTTGGTTTGTGATTTCATTGATTACTTTTTTTACTTCCAGACATACTTGTTTGTTTGAACCTGTCATTTTTTATGTTTATTAATTTGTTATACCAATCGATTTTTGTAGTGTCTACTTCTCGTGTTATTAGTCCATGAGAATATTTTCGCTCTATAATTCTAGTTCCATCTTTTTTGAAAAAACTATTAGTTTCTTCCAACATATAGTCTCTAAACATAGGACTCATGAATCATTTGACCGACTAATAATGATTTGTTCCATTCATCGCTCCAAAACTTTATAGAATACTCTATAGTTCCATACGAGCCTTTTGCTAAGTCATACCTTGAAGGGACAACAGAATGAAAATGAATGTAATGAGATTTAGGAGGAAGATAACACGCTCCTGATTTAAGTAGTTCTTTACACCTTTGTGTAAATTTGGCAGATTTTTCCCATGCAGTTCCGTTTGAAATTGCATCTTGATACTTCTTTAAACCATACCTTTTTTGTAAGTTTCTTATTGTACGAGAGTTCATAATTTTTAAAAAGTTTAAATGATTAATACGAAATAAAGTATTATATATTTATTATACAAATAATTTAGTATCGTGTTTTATGTTTGTTTATAAGTTTCTGTTTTTGTGCGTTTTAACAATCTTTAACTATTGATTTTTTTAAATTCTAAAATCAAATTCTCTTTCCAATTGTCTGAATCATTCATATACTCATCAATTATTTTATTGACTAGAGGCAATTCCTCAATCGAAAGTTTAGATAATTTTGTTATTAGTTGTTCAATATGTGTTTGAAGATTTAAATAAAACTCCTCATTATTTTGTGAAAGATTAGTCATGTATTTCCCTAATTCTTTTTCCAATTCTATCTCTGCTTGGTTTATTTTTCTTTTTAATGAGTGTCTAAAAATTGGTAAGTCTTTCACTTCATCCATTGCCTCTAGCATTAACTGACCATAGATGATTGCTTTTGTAACTACATATATTTTATCCTTCATGCTCTGTATTTTTAGTTTGTTTTATTTCTTTAATTCTCAGCATTACCTCTTTTGTGGAATTTACAAATGCAAGTGTTAACATTAAATCTCTTTCTGTTTTTTCTAAATAATCTAAACAGGTTGGATTGTAGTTGTGTCTTTTAGAAACAACATCTAATATGTTGTCCTTTAAGAAGTCATGTAATTTAATTTCTTGTGCCATTGTTATTATTTTTTTTATTAATATAGATTAGAGTTCAATTCCCACTAGGTATACTTAATGGGAATCGAACTAAGTTTTGAATTAGATATACATCATTGAATCACCTGAGTTCTCATCAGTATGTTTGGGTGACCTTAACTTATGATACCAATCTCTAGTTTTAGTAGGAAGGTAACTAACTATTCTAAAATCATTTACTCCTATTTTTTTAAAACTTTCGATCTCCTGGACTGATTGAAAATAGTAGAAAATATAATCATCATCTTCAGTTTCTTTGTTAGTTGTAATTATAACATCTTCAAACTCTCCTGTGTCTTGCCATTGGATTAGTGCATTATATTCCATCACTACCCTCCTCTCTGTCATCGGCATACTTACAAGCCTCGTTATAAATATTACTATCTATATTCTCTACATAGTCAACAAAATTATTAAACCATTCGTATAATGCAGTAGAGGAAAGGTTATCCATCTCTCTAACACGAATGTCATCATCAGTTTTGCAGTTAGAAATATGTTCTACCATAAATCCATCAGGATTAATATGTTCTAGTATGTCTTCGATTTGTCGCACATCATCCTCTGCTTCCCAATTTACACCTAAGACTTCG